AGTCCGTGGTGCTGGCCAAGTCCAGCCCGGCGTACCACTCACGCTTCTCGAGCTCGTCACGCAACTGGCCGCCGCACTTCGCCCACGCATCGGGCGACAGCCACCGCACGTCCTGCGTCGTCCAGACGTTCAGCCGGTATCGCAAGAAGCTATTCAGCTTGGACGGCGACTGCTCGGCCTCACGGGCGTCGGCTGCGAACGACTCCACCGTGATCGTTTCGCCCAGCGACGGGTTGGCCTTGTGCCACGTCTTCGGGTCTTTCCAATCGTCCTCGGGCGAGGCGGCGTAGATGCACCCAAAGAAGGCCGGGTCCACAGACGGGTCCGCAATGCACCGCTCGGCGTATGCGTGCTGCTCCCAGCAGATACTCTTGCGGTCGTAGCCGGCCGTAGTGATCGACAGCAGAAGCGGCGACCGGCGAGCCGCACCGCCGTACCGCAGTGCGTCCCATAGCCGCCGGTCACGCTGAGCGTGGAGCTCGTCAAACAGCAGGGCGTGGATGTTCAGACCCTCGGCCCGAAACGCATCGGCCGAGAGCACCCGGTAGAACGAGTTGCTGGCCTTGTGAATGATGGTCTTGCGGCTGTCGATCACCTCAAGGTGCTTGCTGAGAGCCGGCGACGCTCGCACCATCGAAGCCGCCTCACGGTAGATGATGCCCGCCTGCTCTCGGTCGCAGGCCGCACCGTAGACCTCGGCGCCCGGCTCGGAGTCAAACGCCGTCATGTACAGAGCGATGCCGGCCAGCGTGGTGCTCTTGCCCTGCTTCTTGGGTAGCTCGATGTACCCAACTCGATGCTGGCGGATGCCCTCTGACGTGAGTCGGCCAAAGAGCTCACGCATGACGTGGTGCTGCCACGGCAGGAGCTTGAACGGCTTGCCGGCGTTCTGCCCCTTGCTGTGCCGCAGGATGTTCTCGAAGAAATGAACGACACGGCGGTAACGCCGCTGCCCTTCTTCGCAGAGATCAGGCACCGTGGAGCTTGAAGAACTCTTCGACTTCGTCGGTTGGCTTTTCTTCCTTGGCACCGAGCCGAGTCCTGCTGGTTGGTGTCAACCCAAACTCGCCCATTAGCGACGCCTGCAGGCTCACTAATCCACGATACAAGGGCCCGGCCGGGTTGGGCTTCACGCCGCCCAGGTCGGTGTGCATCACCGGACCACTGGCTCGGAGCTCCATCAGGCACGCCTGCGTGGCAGCGTACACCTCGCACAAAGTGGCCAACGCCTCGCCGTCAGCAGTCGTCAGCGTGCCGAGGCCAGACAGGATCGGCACGAACTCGTTCCACTTCTCGACGGCGAGCGGTTCGACCAACAGCCGAGCCGGCATCGGGGGAACGCCTGGCGGTGCCGGCAGATCCGGCCGGATCTTTCGCTTGCCACGGTTGCCAGCCAGCCGCTTGGCGGCCTCCGGCATCGGCTTCGGTCCTCGCTTCATCGGGCCACCTCAAAAACGCTGCGGAAATCTGCGGACGCGCACGCGCGAGGGAAACATCGGGTTTTCCTCAGACGCTGCCGGTATGGCAGCGACCACCCTCCCCCTCGCCGCGCTCAGCGTTCGTCTTGCGTGCGTGGCACCTGATGCACAGCGTCCGCAGGTTGCCGAGCTCGTCGGCCCCACCCTTGGACTTCGGCACGATGTGGTCTACCTGGGCTTCACGCTTGTCGGTGCACAGGCGTCCGCAGTCCTGGCACTGCCATGCGTCACGGATTAAGGCTGCCTGCCTCAGCCGACGCCAGGCCACTGAGCAATAGCCACGGGCTGCCGCGTTGGGCCTGGTGCTCTCGTCTCGCTGTGGGCGGGACGCACGCAGACGCAGCGGCCTGTGGCATGGGATGCGTTGGGGCATTAGCTCTTCAGGCTGACGATGCCGAGAGTGCCTGTGCTGTTCGTGGTGGCCGAGACGATCTTCAAGAACGACACGGCGAAGACCGCATCAGGCAGGGCGTAGATCCTGCCGTCCGTGCTCGAGGGGGCCAGCGTGATGTCGGCCGCTGAGCCGTCTGCCCCGTACATGCGGCGGAACGCACCATCCACAGCGGTGCCGCCCCATGTCTGAAGCGTGGTGGCGTTGGTGGTCATGGTGCCAAGCGAGACGACGCCGCCAGCCATATCGTCCAGCCTGAGCGTGGTGGCCAGAGTGGTGGTGCTGTGCAGCACGATGCTCACGTCACGCTCGTACCGCTTGATCTTCACATGGCTCATGGTCTATCTCCGAGGCTCGGGTCTGGCCCGCATCGTGGCCTGAGTCTCAGCGTATAGAGAAATCCCGTACGTCTTGCAGTTAGGGCCTAGCGTTCACCGCTGCTGCGTACTCAGCCGCCGTGATCTCCACAGCGGCTCCGATGCCTAGCATGTAGCCCAGCATCTGCGATGCTGCCGGGTACTGCACAAACTCGTCATTCACAGCCAGTACGATGCGATCTTGAGCGTCACGTGGTGCGACCGACGCCGGGTCGATGCACGTCACGGTGCGTGTCTCTGTGTTGGGGTGGCCCCATGCAGCGTCAAGGGCAAGCCTTGCCTGCTCATAAGCCTCGTCGCCAGCCTCGCAGCGGAAGTATCTCATGCGACGGCGATCCCCCACTTTTTGCCAAGGCCACGCTCTGCCGTAGCGACCTGAGAATCCGATAGAGCCGCTTGGTAAGCCAGCAGCTCAGAAAAGTACTGCTGACTGGTCGTAGATTCTGGCACGCGGAACGCAGCAGTTGTCGTGGAATAGTTGCCTGACGCATTTGTTTTTGAAGCAATCGTCACGCCGTTTCGGCGTACTCGCATGGTTGCGCCATGACGCAACACGGTCAGCACCACTGGCGACGTAAAATCAGACTCTGACAAAGTTGCGCTCAATCTGCCGCCAGACGCATTGGCAACATCAAAGAACATGGTTGCACCACCAAAAAACAAGGAGAGGAAAAACCTTCCGTTTGCTTGGCTGTCGCTACCGAATGTAATGTTCCCAGAGTTGGCAAGCGTGGGCATGTATCCCACATACATGATCGTCGTGATGGGATTTGTCGTTGGAGTCAACACATAGTCAGCAACAGTGGCCGTGGAGGTAATCGTGTCATTGCTGTCTATAAACAGCGTCGGCTTTCCGTTCGCGCCCGCCGCTTGATACGTCGGCTGGTTGTTCGCCGTGCCTTGCGTGGCGTGGAAGCCGTTTCCGCTTAGGTCGTTCACTTGCGACACGGTGGAACCGTTGAACGTGAGCGATGACGTATTGGCAACGTCCAGCCACAGCTTGAGCCCGCCAATGCTCCTCGGATTAAATCCGCTCGCTCTCGGCCGCAGAAGTCGTGGGCTCATGGGGCTCATTGGGTGTCTCGCATGTGCTTCATCTCGTACAGCAGTTTGGTCTGCTCGGTGACGGCCTTGCTGATCTCTGACTGCGTCTCGCTTAGGCTCCGCACAAACGTCCGATGCTCCTCGACGAGGGGGATTAACACGTCATTGCGAAGCACCCAGCCGGCCGCCAGGGCGACGACGACCGAGAAGCCGTAGTCACGCAGGGCCGTGTAGAGCGTCTCCTTGGTGGCCTCAGTCACGCCAAGGCCTCCAGCATCTCGACACGGTTCTCCAGCCAGCGGCGAATCAGGATCTTCACGATCTCGGACACGATGGCCGCCAAGATAATGCTGGCGAAGAAGCCCATGCCATACTCGGCACGCTCTTGCCGCTCGATGCTCTTGGCCAGGTGCTGGCCCACCACGGCGGTCTGCTGCGGATCGCACTGGTACAGCACCGGCACGGGCCACTTGCGGATGGCACGGGCAATGAGCCTTTCGCCACGCTTGCGGCCGAGCAGGTACCGGCTCGCAGGGAGCTCAGCCCAGACGGCGTCGATGAGTTGCTGGCGGGTCATTTCGGGCAGTCCTTGCACACGCTCGTGGGCTTCTTGCCGGTGCCGTCGCACACGCTGCACTTGAGCACGATGCGTCCGTCTCCCACCTTGCCGGTGCCGTTGCAGTTCTCGCACTCGCCGGCGTCGGGCGTCGGCGTCGGCCGAATCTCTTGCCGCATCTGCATCGCCATGCGTGCCGCTTCGCACGCGAGATCCGCAGACACGCCCTGGTCGTCGGGGATGCTGAGCACGCATCCGACGAACACGATCACGAATGGAAGCAGCCACCGCATCAGAGCACCCCGTCTAGCCAGTCCTCTGGCATGAGCGACGGCCGGAAGCCGTTGAACCCGGCCACGGCGTACGAGTCGCCGCCGGCACACATCGAGTCGATCACGGACGCATCCACCCAGCCCGATGTCCGCTGAAACGCTGGCGGTGCCTTGTCGTCCACCGGGCCGTCGTAGCAATCGCCCCACGAGTTAGGCACCCGCAGGGCGGGCCGATCCCACCGCAGGTCGCAGGCCATCATGCAATGAGCCCACGTCCCCATGGGCATGAGCCAGCCCCCGCCATACTTGGCATCTCGCTTGAACGTCATGGAGAAGCCACGCATCGAGCACAGGTAGACCGGGTAGCCGTTGCTGATGGCCTTGGCACAGTCCTCGAAGTTCCGTACCAGCGTGACCTCGGCCACCTTGTGCTGGGCCGCATGGGGCTCGAGGTTGCTTGGCAGACCATCCCGGCCAAGCGTCCGCTCCTCGGTGCCGCTTAGCTGGCGGTCCCACCTCTTGCCGCCGTAGTCCTGGCCGTAGTGCAGCGTCCCGAAGTCTCTGATGGCCTTGGCGGCATGGAACCCGGTACTGCCGTCGCCGCCACCGTTGCGTGAGAGCCCACGGGCCTCGACACGAGACAGCCCGTAGACCACGCCTTCAATGCAACGGCCGCCCCACGCTTCAGGCTCACGCCGCAGCCAGATGTCGCAGGCCGCCAGGATGTCGACGGCCATCGCCGTGCCCCAGCCGACGCACGAGCCGATGGGCTGCGAGCCACGCTTCCACGCCGGCATGCTCTTGAGCAGCAGCTGCGAGAGCGACACGTCGTGCTTGGCTGTCTGCAACTCGGCCCCGGCCTCGGCCATCGTCGGGCGGGGCAGAGACGACACGAACGCCTGGGCACCTGTCGGGTCGGGCGTGTAGCCAAAGAGGGGCACGAAGGCCATCGGTCAGCCCCCGTTCATGCCGGCCCAGGCGATTGCCTTGGCGAAGTCGTCGAACCGCTGCCGCATGGACGCATCCACCGGCACCACGTCTCGGCCGATGGCGGCGTTGTACGCCTCCTCGACGGCGTCCCGCAGGCCGGGGATCTCGCCGGGCTGATGCCGGCCAATCCGACGCCACGCGATGTCCAAGGCCAGGGCCGTGAACGCACGGAGCGAGCGGGTATCCGTGAAGGCCACTTCGGTCGTCACGGCGTCGCCGGCCACGACCACGCCAGCCTTCGTCCACGTCTGTGCCCACAGGGCACGGTCGGCCGGGTTCAGGTTCGCCAGGGCCTTGGCCACGGGCGTCACGAGTCGCTGCATCTCATCACTTGGCGTGGAGACAGGATAGGAAGGCACGGCCGGCGTGCTCGGCAGGCTCGGAAGCGGCACCTTGCCCCAAGCCGCTGCGATCAAGAGGGCGGCCGCTGCGATCCTGCCGAGGGCTGGCCCGTTGGACTTGGCGGCCTCGGTGGCCTTAGCGAGGTACCCAGCGATCTGCTGCCGGTACGGCGCAGCGAGGAAAGCAACTGCCGCCACCACGGCGGCGGTGCGTACGAGTGACTCATGGCTCACCGGACGGCCTCCACCTGCTGCATTACCCAACGCACGAGATCCTCGCCCGCAGGCGTCTTAAGCACGGCGGCCAGCTTGCTGACCAGCTGGTCGTCCACCTTGGCGTGCGTCTGTGCGGCCAGCCACTCGACGGCGTCGGCCACGATCAGCGAGCGGCGGTACGGGTCGGGCTCAGCCATGAACCGCTGCCCGTAGCCGATGAGCGGGGCCCATCGCTGCAGCAGCATGAGCGACTGCCACAGATTCAGGCCGTTACCGTACTGCTCGAGCTCTTGGGGCGTGGCACCGTAGTCGGGCATGGCTAGTCCTCCTCATCGGATTCTGCCTCCCCCCCGGCATCCTCTTGCAGTGGCGTCACGTTGATCGTCTCGTTCAGCCAATCGTATGCAGCGTCGTAGGAGTCCTTGGCCTCCTCGAAAGCGTCCTTGCGGTCGAGGCAAAACGGCTGCTTGAAGACCTCTTCGTCAATGATCTTCCCGGTGCCGTCGGTGATGTAGATGTACGCATACTGCTGACCGTACTCCACGACGATCCGACGCAGCACGTCTTCCTTGCCTCTGGGCCCGTTCATCGGTCCTGCTCCCATAGGTCCGCTAGGTTGCCCTCGTAGCCAACTGCCTCTTTCGCCTCGTGATCCATCGGGATCCGCTGGATGCTGACGTGCCGTGTCTTCGTCACCCGGCGATCCTCACGGGTGTCGTCGCTCCACGTCGCCTGGATCCGCAGGCAGGCGTCTCGGATCTCGGTCGTCGTCGGATCCCGCTGACGTACCGGCTTCGCTCTGAGCTTGCGGTCGTGCCGGCGGGGCAGCTGCCACACGACGGCCAGGCGGATGACTTGGTCACGGGAAATAGTCCACCGTTCGCACAATGCCCGCATCGGCATGTGCGTCGCCCAATCTGCCCTGAACGCCGTCAGGCTGATGGTTGCGGTGTCGCCTCGCATGGCTCCATCCACGACACGATCGTCCTCATCGACGGACACACATACAGCAGCTGCCCAGTGGCCCTGGCGATGCTCTGGTGGAACGGAACATGCTCGCAGTCAGTCGTGCCGTCGTACGTGCCGGCCAGGTAGGCATCGGTGCGGTAGATCGCCATGCCGCCGAACGCACTCGACACCAGAGACGGCGGCGACCCGACGGGCGGCATCCATGTGTAGCCAAACCCGCCTCGGCCGCCCCGGTACTGGTCCCAGTAGCAGTCCCGCTGGCCAACCCCACGCAACGCCCACAGGTCGTAATGGGCCCACTGCGGGCCGTTGCCGAAGTCGTACTGAAACAAACTTACGCTGGCCATGCCGTAGGCACCTTGCATCTCCACGAGACAGCCGACGGCGTTTACGAGCCCGTGCTGCGAAAACCCCGCCCATAAGTCGAAGTCCATGACGATGACGTAGTCGGCTTGGCCTGCACACGATCGCACCCACCTCTGGCATCTGTCTCGGTACTCAGCCAGGGCGACGGTGCGGCGGCCGGCGAACTCACCCGGTAGGTGCGGACGGCCGAGAATCTCATAGTGAAACGTCGCCTCTTTGTGCTGCCGAGAGAACTCGGCCAGCACGTCTAGTGTGTCGTCGGTGCAGTCGTTCGACTCGATGTGCAGCTGCCACGACTTGCAATGCTGGCCGAGGGCCTCGACTCGCCGCAGGTTGTTAGCCAGTTGCGGCCCGCAGTTGCGGGCCAAGCCGACGACGGCGATGGACGAGTGCCGCAGCCGCTCGAGCCCCTCGGCGTGGCGGCGGTCAAACTCCTCGGCGAAGTCGGGGTGCGGCATCCACAGGTCGGCTGGCAACTCAGGCATAGGGCACACCTCGCTTGCCGCACAGGGCGGCCGATACGCTGTACGGGGTTTCTGTGCGGTTGAGGAACTGCCGCACTCTGTGCATGTACTCGGCGGCCTCGGGCCCCGCGCGGTGGGTGTGCCCGTAGCCAGCGGTGTCGTCCGTAAACACGGCCCCGTCCTGCGGCACGTAGACAGCCCCGGCCGTGCCGGCCACGACGCTGTAGGCGATGCAGTCGGACCACGGGCCCATCTGCCACCACTGGTGCTGGCCTAACCGCAGAAGCCACTCCAACTGGATCGCCGCCCCGATGCCCGTCTCCGTGGGCACCGGCCACTCCCGCAGCCGGCGTCGAACGTCGGCCGGCGTCATGGTTGTCGTTGACTCCAGCCCGCAGCCAACATGGCCCACGATCTCGCCGGCCGGGTTCGCAACTTGGTAATCGTGGAACACCACGGCAGCCGTCTGGAACCGCTCCACGCTGCCCACGATGCCAGACAGCAGGCGGTCGTCGGCACCCATGCAGATGACGTGCAAGCCCACGAGAGACGGGTACACGGTGGCCGCAGCGGCTTGCCAATCTGCTGACTTCTCCCGGTGCCGCACGTAGCGGATGCACGGGTAGACGCCCTGCAGCTGCTCCACGATGCCGGGCGTGTCGTCCGTGCTGGCGTCGTCGATCACGACGACCTCGGACGGGTTCTGGCACGCAGCCGACACGATCGCACGGCCCAGCGTGGCCGCCCGGTTCCACGTCGGGATGACGACGGACACGCTCACAGCGTCGCTCCCGTGCAGATGGCCAGCCGGTAGTGGCACATCGGGCCGAAGCCCGTGTGCAGCGTTTCGTCGTTCATGCCGAACACGAACACGTTCCTGAAGTACCGCTTGAGCGTGGACCGCAGCCCTGCCTCGGTCTTGCAGTTGACATGCCCGGCCCGGCTCAGTGCGGACGCATGCGGCTGAGACTCCAGCGACGGCATCCCGCAGATGAACGTGCCGTACTCGCCGATGCTCAGGGCCACGTTGCCAAGAAACGCCCCCTCATGGTGCGGCGGGATGTGCTCGAGCACGTCCAAGGCGTAGGCGGCGTCGAAGAGTTTCGGCAGGCGATCCGGCACGTACCGTGGCCCGGCCACCATGTCATGCTGCATCAGCATCACGTTGTCTGGCCGCTGCCTAGAGCGGGCCTCGTCGATAAAGGCAGTGTCGAAATCGGTGGCGATGACGTTGCCGACGGCCTGGGCCACGATGCGGGTGGCGAACGCATCGCCGCAGCCGATCTCTAGAACCCAATCGCAGCCGGCGAGCACACGGGCCACGAACTTGTACCGGGCCAGCGTGAACCCGAGCCGCTTGGCGTCGATCTCGTA